ATAGTCTGATAAGCATATAATACCTATCCCTACATCGTAATTGTCAAATTCAAATTGTAGGTCTTGCTTGCGGCAAAACTCCTTGATGAGATTACGCGCAGCATACTCGAATAACTCGACCGCTTCTTGTTCTTGTGGTGATTGTTTTTTCATTGTTCTTTATACTTTTCATTAATTACGTCTAAATGCTGGTATATCATCTCCGATAGGTCGTTAGAGTACGACTCAAAGGCGTCTAATAGTACTTTGTCGTCTTTCATTGTCTTTTTGAATTGCTTCACCGCCTCGCCGCTATATAGTTTTAGCCTACGAAAGGCGAGTTTAAATTCTCTGCTGAATTTTGTATCGTCAATTCCGTACATTAACTCATTGAGGCTATCGGCATACGATAAGGCAAGGATTGCGTAATGGGCTGTCTTCTCACGCTTGAGTACGGGCATTACAACAGCTTTGTCGTGCTCGGCAATTGCGATATTCATTAGGGTTCGTGCTTCTTGTGGAGTTATATTTAGCCCTCTTGCACGGAGTTCTGTTATAAATCTGTTGTTGTTCATTTTTTCAGTGTTTTTGTGTTCGATTAGTGTTCGGTTAGTGTTCGCCTTGTGTTCGGTTTAAAATGGTACATCGTCTTCAGGCTCTTTTTTTGCAAAAGCCTCATTAGGCGATGCGGTAGGTATAGCGTTATTGCTCCGCTCTTGTGTGGGCATTCTTGGTACGTTGTACGTTGGTTTTGCCATTGTGCCTGTAAATTCATCATAAGGATAAATGGTAAAGTCGCTGCTATCTACCATAAATTTAAAGGCTTCAAATGGGTAGCCTCGTGTGTATTGCGGCAACACTTCCACTATATCCTTATTGTTCTCATCGGGCTTGAGCAAAAAGACTGTTTCTGCTTTCTTGGTGACGGCACTCCCTAAGTGTCCGGTGGCTTTGGTTACTCCGTAGGCGACGTGGATAATCGTGCAGATGTGTATCTTATATTGGTCTGCCCACTTGATGAGTTTGTGTACGATTTGGTTACTCCATTCGAGGTTATTTACATCGTTCATCAGGTCGGCGATGCCATCGATAAACACCATTTTCGTCTTGCCCTTGTAACGCTCTAATGCTTTGTCAATGAATGCGACACGCTCCTCAGCGGTTAGGTGGCATATCTTGAAGGTTAGGTACTGAGGGTATATTGTACCTACTACTTCGGTAACGCCTTTAAAAGTACGTTGGGCGTAGTAGTCGGACTGCTCGGTATCGAAGTCTAATACATACTCATCACTCTTGCGGTGGGTACGTAGTAGGGGGAAGCGATAGGAGGCGTTGCCGCCGATGTAGGTGGCGCATAGTTGCGTTTTAAAGAGTGTTTTTTTGCTCTTGCTTGGCGCTGCTATTACGCTAAAACTTCCTGCCGTCATTACTGTTGTAGGGTAGTAATTGCCTTTGTACTGATGCTCTCCGATGCTGATAAGTGTTTCGGGCGGGGGGAGGGGTTTATCGAGCGGTATATACGCCTTTTCGTACTCGCGGGCGAACCATAAATCATCGAAAGGAGAAAGCTCTACACCTTCCTCAATTTCTTGTACTTTTAGCGGCATAATAGCAATAATTTAGTGATTTCGGATTTGATAAAATACTCTATATCTTCACGTTTGTACTCTTTTTGCAAAACAGCGATGCAGTCTGCCATTCGCTCTTTGACGATGTTGTTTTTTGCCTCTACAATGCGGGATATATCTTGTGAGCGATACTCGTCTTTTAGGCTTGTGGTTTGCTCTGCTGGTGTTTTGTTTGCTTCGGCTATTCTGTTAGCTTCTCTTAGGGCTTCGTTATAGTCTTTATAAGCGGTTTCGTATCGCATCATCTTAGTATTTTCGGCTATATCGTCTATCCACCATTCGAGGGGTTTTTGAACGATTTGATGCACGTGTGCTAATATGCCGCTGGCTGTTATTTTTTCGTCCTTTTCTTTAGCGAATAAGTAGCGATTTAGGAATACAAAGCAGAACAACCTTGAGAGCAAAGGGTACTTTTCTGTCTGGTATTCTTGTGTTGCATTGATAAACTTCAGTACAGAGTTGAACGCTTCTTTATCATCGGCATTTCCTTTGCGTTTGGCAAGGTACGCAAGCCGACGCATTGCGATATCTAAGTCGATTGTGTTTTTGCTCATTTTTGTCGGTTTTTAGTTGTTAGTTACATTCTACAAGTCGCCTACGTTTCGTACTACTCCTTTTTTGCTGCTTTTTTGCCCTTTCTGCGGGTTTTCATTGTAGAGTTGGGTGTTTGTTAATCCTGCGTTGTAAAACTTGCTAAAATGGTCTGTTTCTAACATTTTGTCAGGCGATAGGGTGAACTGTGGGTAAATCTCTTTCTGAATGAAAACGCCTTTGATGGCTAAATCAATCTCTCGTTGGGTGTATGTTTTAGCGACATCAATGAGGTTTAACTTAGACTGCCCAAGTATAGCAACTTTTCCAATTACTCCTGCCTTGTAATGTTTCTTAGCATCATTCCAACGTTTGGCGAACCAAGCCTCGAGTGCTGGTAAGTTTCCTTTGAAGTCTTCGTAAGCGTTTAGGGGCTGTTTTTCGGCTTCAGGATTTTCTTCGTGCGCACCCGCTTGTTTGTTTGTTTGTTTATATAAATCATTTACATTATCATTTACATTTACATTTACATTAAGGGGGCAATTGCTTTTTTTGCTTTTTTCAAAAACCAATTGGTTTTTTTGCTTTTCTTTGCTTTCTTCTAATTCATTGGTTTTCAGCGGTCTTCCTCCTTTTGCTCCTGCTTCTTTTCTCTTTTCTTTGATTGATACATACTTTTGTGTATCCCTATCAATCGTTTGTTTTACAAATCCGAATGCTACTTTTGCAAGTGGTTTTAGTTCAATCAAGTTACCATATATGGCATATTCCGTAATAGCCTGATAAACTTCCAACTGAACCTCACTTGGCAAATCCCGAATAACATTCAACCAATCTTTGTAAAAAACAAATGTTTCTCTTTCCATAGTGTGGGTGTTAAAAAAACTCCCCTTGCCATTAGCAAGCTCTCTGGACAATGGCACGCTAAATAATAACGCTCACCAAAGACAAGGGGAGACAAATGAATGAAATATTAGACTGCTTGTTTTTGTGCTGCCTCTGCTTCGTCTATAAGGTCAAAAAGCGTTGGCATACTTACTTTTTGTTTTGCCGCTTCACAATACGCAGCACCGTCTAAAAAGTATTGTGGATTGAGTTCAAAGCCTACTCCATAACGACCTTTAAGCACTGCACGATAGGGTACTGTCATTAGCCCTCCAAATGGGTCTAATACTACATCTCCCTTGTTGCTCATCTGCTCAATTACACGGTCGGCAATATCAAACTGCATTGGGCAAAGATGCATCTCTTTTCCTTTGCTCCATTGTGATCCGTTTAGGGTAAGCATACGGGTTACATCCGTCCACACTTCATCACTCCAGCTTTGAGGCTGTAAGAGCATAAACGAGGTGGGTAGTTTGCCGTGCAGGTCTAATGTTTCGGCTATTTTTACATTGAAGTCGTGATTATAGATTGTTTCCAACGAAAAACGCTTATACTCTTGGAATATGCTATCGTGAGGTAGTTTAGCCAACTCTTCTGGTTTTAAACAACGATTGCCTGATGATCGTGTAAATCCGTGAGCGTCTATCTGCCACTTGGCCCGTGTGTAGTCTTTCTTGCTCTTAATTACAGGCTCATCAGCATAAGCGTTAGTTTTATCGGTTGCGGGTTTTCTGAATAGTAAGAGATATTCAGGCATTCCTACTCCCATTTTAGTACCATCTTTGCATTGTTCGCTCCACCCTAAGCGGTAGGTTTGACCATTTTCACGAACCACATCAGTAACGATGGTTTTCATACCCATATAGGCGAAGCCGTGCTTGGTGTAGTGTTGTATGCAATCTACGTGAAAAGGGTAGACGGTTTGTACCCCCATTCCTGATAGCCCCATTGGTACGATACGGTCTTTTACGTGTATGGCAGCTATTCTGCCAGGTTGCAGCACTCTGAATAAGTTAGGAGTAAGGAAGTCCATTTGCTTAAAAAACTCCTCATTGCTTTCAGAATGTCCAAAATCAGCATAATTAGGGGAATACTCGTATTGGGTGCTGAAGGGTATTGAGGTAAGGATAAGCCCTACACTGTTGTCTTTTAGTGCGTGCGGGTTTTCGTTAGGATTGAGTTCTACTACATTGTCGTTGTTTACGATATGGTAGTAATCATTTTTTATCTCAATACGCTCCACACCTATTTTGCGTGTAAGTACTTGCGCCATTTCAGAATGAGAAAGTCCGTATTTTTTAATTATTTCGGTCATATTCTTTACGAGTTTATTATGGTTTTTCCACTTGTTTTCTAAGGTTTTACGCACGTTGCGTTCGGCTTCGGTATAGATTAAATCTACTCGCACCACGTTCTTCTGTAGGAAGCGTTGCAGGCGGTGTATAGACTGTATAAAGTCGTTGAACTTATATCCTATCCCCAAGTATATTGCCCAACTGCAATATCGCTGAAAGTTACACCCTGAGCCTGCTATTACGGGCTTTGCTCCTAATTCTTGCAACTCACCATAAGAGAATTGCTTTATTATCTCCTCACGCTTTTCAAAATCCTGAGAACCGTATATTGATTTTAGTGTTGGGATAGCCTTTTCAATCGCCTTGCGTTCGCTCTCTAAGTCGTGCCATATTACACGATGGGCTTCAGGGGCTTCAGCACGGAGTTCTAACATTTTAGCAATGCGGTCATCTAACGATTCTCGTTTTTCTTGTGCTGATTGTTGTAGCCCAAGTGCTGTGTCTTTAAACAACTTTCCTTGTCCGTCTTTCTCTACTCCTGCGTTTTCGTGGTTAGTAGGTATTTCGTGCCAACGCAAATCTAAGTCGGGGAGTATGTAGCCCATATCGTCTGCTTCGTTTTGAGTAATATCAGAAGGTTTTGTAACGAAAAGCCCCCAAGAGGACACCCATAACCAAAACTCCTCTTCTTTATGAGCGTGCAAAGTGAGTTTGTCTGCTTTGGTACTATCACGTTTAAAGAAGCGTGTTTTTGCTTGTGATACGTCCATTACCCCTAAGAAGTCAGCATACGCTAATAACTCTATATAATCATTAGGGGAGGGAGTGGCTGTGGCTACAAATCGGTATTTGATATTGTCAGCACCTCTACGCTGTTGCATTGGCCCAGCGTCGCCTGTGAATAACCTCATAAACTCACGGAATGTTTTAGAGCCTCCTAAGCCTCTGAGGATACTTGCCTCGTCAAGGCTTGCTACCTGAAAGTGTCGAGGGTCTAATTTGCCGTCTCTGATACTTTCATAATTGGTTAGGTAGATACCGTCCTTATCGTCTGTTTCCTCAATACGGCGTATAAATTTAGGGGCTACCTCCCAGCCGAGAATATTCTTAGCGTCTTCGACAAACTCTTGTCGTACGGATAGCGGACAAACTATAAGCCCCTTACCTCCTCCTAACTTTTGAAGGACTACCCTAACAGCTTCCAGCTGGGTAACGGTCTTGTGAAGCCCAAAAGAGGCAAAACAAGCACGCCTACCGCCTTCGACCATCCACTTAACCATAAGGCGATTGTGGGGCTTCATACGAGGGTTTATCTCATTGAGCGAGCATTCAAACCCTTGTTTAGGAGCGATTTTGATTTTGTTCTTTAAAAACTCTTGATACTCATTCA